TGTCTTATGATAAGGCAGCGTTTTACCTCCATAGCGCTCCGGCTGAGTTTGTTGGGTTTCTTGGCCGGAGCCATAATTCCCTTAGGGGAGGAAAATATAAGATAAGAGGTATTCTGTGGGAAATATAGCAGGCATACACAAAAAGCTTGGGATGGGCTGCAGAAAATGTGGTCAGACTCGAGCTTTAATCGTTGATAGAGCCAAGCCTTCGAGTCCGATCCCCGTTGAACGAGACATAAATGGAACCGCAATCAGAACAGAGCCATGCTTCCCGGTGTATATGCACAAAGATTTGTGCGAATATCATTTGGAAGAGCATCGTGAGAGCTGGAGGCCATGTTAAATAAACATCAACCCAAATCCCCTACAATTCTTGAACGCAAACCAAATCTAAAGATATGTTCCAACCACCTCAAAGATGGAAATACGGTTGGTTATCGTGCTAAAAGACGTGTATTTGTTCACGGTCAAGCCTTCAAAGATGGTAGAGGATGGTATAAATGACCGGTGTAGCCTTCTTTACAGATAAGACCGGAGAGCCAAGGTCAAATGAAGAAATAGCTGAGGCAATACAGGCTGTAAGAAAGGAATTGGTTGGGGGGAAGCCAGCATCAATAATGGTTTATTACATGACAATCTCTGACGGGCTTACTGAATTATTGGCAAGGCGAAAGCAAGATGACTGATATAAAACCAGAAGAAACTGACGAGAGCTAAAATGCCAAATCCTAACAAAGAACTCGATAACAGAGAGACACAGTTCGTCAGAGAATACCTTATCGATCTCAATCCAGAGAGGGCAGCGGTTGCAGCAGGGTACAGCAAGGCGGTTGCAAGAACCAAATCTTATCAATGGGTTAGCAATGGTGAGCATAAAAAACCGCATGTAATCGCCGCAATCCAGCGTGGTTTCACAGAAAAAAATAAGAGACAGGAGAGATCCGCAGATGAAGTTATCAATCTCCTTTGGAAGATGATGGAATACTCCCTTGACGATTATTTCAATGTAAATAAAGAGACCGGTGAGATTACCGCAAAGCCTTTTGACGAACTGCCGGAGGGTGCTTCGAAGCTTATCAGCGGTATCAAGTTTAAGAAGCGGTCAATCAAGCAGGGTGATGACGAGAAGCCAACCTTTATGGGAATTCACCACCTTGAATATAAGATGCCCAATAAAGACAAGATGGTGGAATTATTGATGAAGCATTACGGCCAGTTGATTGAGCGAAAGCAAACTGGTCTGGACGAAAAAACCCTGGCTCTTCTGTTTGCCGGCCATGACGCTAAGTATGTGAAAGAGGTCAAGGCCGCCCTGATCAAGATATTAGAGAAACGGGACGGATGAGACAGATAAACCTAAAGATATTAAGGAGTAGGATAACCCATGAATTAAAGAACCTGCCCTTTGAGATCACAAAGAACGGTAAGGTTGTAGCAGTTGTGGCAAAAGGTTTAAACCTTTCTGACGGAAAGCCAAGTAATAAGAAAAAAGGTTTAAACAATTCCGACAAAAAGGGAACGACATCCAAAAAAGGTGTACACAAAAAGACAAAGTGGACAAATCCATTAGCGGATACAGCGCTTGCGCCAAAAGGAACATGATGAAACCATTAACGTACATTAAAGAAATAATACGACAGATCATCGTGCAGACCGTTACGGTACCGGCAGTCATTTTTGTAGCCATTATTGCTTTCGTGGTTGGTTTTGAGGACTGTGAAAATTGAAAACCTTTATCTTTATATTAATGCTCTTATTCCCTGTTTCCGCTTTGTCATGGGAACAGCCCAAAGATAAGCCAGCATGGGCGAAGCAGCTTCAAGAGAATACCCAGGCATATCGGCAAAGGATAGAACGGACCAGACAATCTCAAGAAATGCTTGATATTCAGCGCGAGGCATTAAGGTTGCAGGGGGAAATAAGAGCTGAGCAGGAACGCGAAAGGAACTGGAGTTGGATAAACCAAAAACACAACACAGGGAGGTATTGAAATGAAAAGATTAACCGCGACAATGGCGATAGTGGTTTTTTTATTGTTTTCTTTTTCAGCAAGTGCAGAGTGGAGTGGACAGGCTAAGATATACAAAACCATTCCAAGTGATGTCGAAAACATTGTTCAAACATCCACCGGGATTCAAATACAGACAATACACGAAGAGACAGGCCTGTATCCATATTTATCTTATGAAGTAATCCCTATTCGTTTTGGTGGTCAGCGAGGAGCCGATATTCCATTATGGGGTCTTGGGGTCGGGATTAAAAGACCAATAGCGAATCAGTTTAATGTATTTTGTCAGATTGGATGGTTTCAGCCGAAATGGGAAAAAGACGGAGAGTCTCAAATACTTTGGAAGGATCATGTAGCTGAAGGGTTAGCTTTTTACCTAAACAATAAATTAGAATGTGTTTGGTGGGATGCTTATAGTTTAGAATATCACGGCAACATAGGCGGGATTATGGGTGCAGATTTTATTTTGCCTTTGAGCGATAACGTAGATTTTAACATGTTTGGCGCATATCGTTATTTAAAATTGCAGGAAATGATAAAAGCGTATCATGTTCCCTGGGATGGTGGCTGGTGGGAATATAAGCAAGATAGAGACTTTTCCGGCTGGCAGGCAGGCTTGGGTATAGAAGTGAAGTTTTAAGATACGAACTCGTTATAATCATTGATTTAAAAGGAAAATTATAAGGGGGAAATAGTGGGAGAAAATAGAAATAAGATCGGGGATTACATTGTTTTTGTTGATGATGATGGAATATCGCACAATGCCCTTGTGATTCATGCTTGGGAGAATTCCCTCAACATCGCATATGTTGATGAAATCGAAAGCGATTCTTACGGAAATTTAATAGTCAAAAAAACCAGCGTTCCATATAAACAGCCTGAAATGTCCGGCTTTTATGTAAAATAGATTTTAGGGGAATAACATAAACAATTGACTTTAAACAATGGGGCTTTAGTCAATAGCCCGTTAAAGGAGGCTTTATGTATAAGAATAACTTTATTGTAGCAGTCAAGTGTGGTGGGCGAATATTGAGAGAAGTCGGGGATCTGGTTTCCCTGCCATTTGGATCTGAATATTCATTATTATTAAAGAACAAGTTTGCACGGCCAGCGGTCATAAAGGTTGAGATTGATGGGCAAGACGTTCTGAATGATAACAAGCTGGTCATTTATCCTAATGGCGAAACCGAGCTAAAAGGATTTATGGTCGATAATATCGTAAGGAACAGATTTAAGTTCATCAAGAAAACAACCGAGATCGTCAGACATCGAGGGGATAAGTTAGATGATAGTTTTATCCGGGTTGAATTCCAGTATGAAAAAGCTATCAGGGAAACAATCCATGAGATTATTCATCATAGGCACGTTTACCATGATCCTCCGTATTTCTGGCATCATCCAAGATCTCCTTGGTTTTATCAGGGAGATTATGTTTATTCAAACGGCACGGTCAATAGGGATGATTTTAACAGTCTTACGACAAACAGCGTTTACTGTTCATCTGGAGCTTGCGGCAGTTCGTATAAGGGTGCTGGCATGGGTGATGTTACGCTCACTAATTCCGCAGGCCTGTCTATGCCGGAAATTAAAGAAGATGAGGGAATTACCGTTAAAGGTTCAGAAGCTTATCAGGCTTTCAATCCAGTTCAAACAGAAGAACTTGAAGCTAATACCGAGGTAATCATATTGAAGCTCAAAGGAACTACAAACGGTAATACGATAAAAGAGGCAATCACGGTACATTCTGTGCGGATATGTGAGACTTGCGGAAGATCGAGCAAGCCTCTTGACAAGTTCTGCGGTAATTGCGGAACAGCCTTGATGGTTTAATAAATAATGTTATTCCCCTAAAATTATATAGGAGCATTAAAGATGATATATTCTTTAACAGGTGCAAAAATAGAAGAAATCAGGGAAGTTCTATCCTCTATCCCATGTATTAATCTTAAAGATGGAGATAAGGCAGAAATAACGATGGAAGATGGAAGCAAGCAACTTTATGTTTTTGAACCAGTATGGCTCGAAAAAACAAAGGGTTATGTTGTTTTGCCGGATAAAGATGGGGCTTTTAAGAAAACCAGAGAATTAATATAGAGGAAAGTATCAAGGATGATGTCAGCGCAAAACATAACGGATAGACCACCTCCAGAAGAATGGGCTGAATCCATAGCCAGTTTGATGGGTGTCGATTTCGGTAATAAGTTTCGTCAAGAAGAGGAATATCTTAAGTATCGAGAAGATCCTGTCGGCTTCGGTATGAATATCCTCAATGAAAAATACACAGATGAAGTTCAGATCTTAATGGAATCAGTCCGAGACTTTCCTGTAACAATAGCAATATCCAGTAATGCCGTAGGAAAAACCCACGCAGCCGCATCAATTTCGGCATGGTGGTTTAAATGTTTCCAAAACTCTCAAGTCTATACCGCTGCAGCTCCCCCTGAATCCAACTTAAAGAAACTCTTATGGGGTGAGATTGGTTCCAGGATTGAGCAATATCCGGAACTATTTTCCTCTTACGATCATACCACATTACATATTCAAAGATCAGCTCAATCATTTTTAACCGGCGTAACAATCCCTTCATCTGGTACCGCAGCACAAAGAGAAGCAAAGTTTTCCGGAAAGCATAGTCCTCACCTTTTATTTATCTTAGACGAAGGCGATGCTATCCCTGATGAAGTCTATCGAGGAATTGAATCTTGTATGACTGGTGGACACGCAAGGCTTCTGGTAATGTTCAATCCCAGGGCAGAATTGGGTGAGGCGTATCGTATGCAAAGGGATAATCGGGCAAACGTGGTCAGATTATCAGCTTTTAATCATCCTAACGTTATAACCGGAACAGATGAAATTCCCGGTGCTGTTACGAGAGAAACCACAGTAAGAAGGGTAAATGATTGGTGCCGGCCATTGTTAAAAGGTCAGGAAGTTCCGGATAGCGAATGTTTTAAATTGCCTAAGTTCTTGGTCGGAGCAATAGCAAGAAAGCAGAACGGACAATTATATAAGCCGCTTAAAGCTGGACATTATAAAATAATGGAATCCGCATTTTCCTACATGGTTTTAGGCAGATACCCCTCACAATCAACAACCCAGTTAATCGCAAAAGAATGGATTTCCAGAGCAAGAGCAAGGTGGGACGCTTATGTTTTGACAAATGGAGAAAAACCGCCATTGCACACGCCAGGTGTAATTGGTCAGGACGTATCTGAATTCGGAAGTGATAGCAATGTTTTATGTACCCGGTGGGGCGGATTTGTTGAGCAATTAATAACTTGGAGGGGAATGGATATTGAAAGCTCAGCCGATAGAGGTATAATCGAAGCGAAGGAAAAGAATGTCAGAGTTAATGTAGATGCAACTGGTGTCGGCGCCGGTGTTGCTCCGCACCTGCAGAGAGCCGGATGCTCGGCAACTCCTGTTAAAGTGGCATCAAAACCAACAGAACGAACAGAGCTTGGAGAGTTTAAAATTCTTCGAGATCAAATATGGTGGGCAGTTAGGGAATGGTTAAGAACAGATGAAGCCATGCTACCCCCGGATGAAGAATTGATCGAGGAATTATCAGTTCCGACATACGAGATTTATAATGGTAAGATCCGGGTAATGAAAAAAGATACCATGAAAGATTTACTGAAACGATCTCCGGATAGAGCCGACGCATTGACATTAACATTTTATGAAGGCGGATTTTTCGCAGGGTGTGATTTAACATGAAAGGAACAAAACATGGCTACTAAGTTGTTTGAAAAATTGGAGGATATTACAAGTTTATTTAAGGAATTGGACGAAAAAAAGATAGTGTTAAAGGTTGAGGATGGCTTCGTTGGATACAAGTGTCCCAGGGGTGTAATGACCGAGGATATAAAGGAAATCTTGCGTGACAACAAGGAGGCCGTAATCGCAGAGATACAAAGGCGAGAAGCATAACCTATGAGCCTAATTGAAAAAAGGACGATAAAAACTCCGCTTGATGTAACAAAGGCCTATTTCTATAATCCGATAGCGAAAGCGGAATATCGTAGAGTGGTCGGTGGAATAGCCTGGCCTTTTGGACAACAGGGTGGATTCATTGTTGTTATTGCTGAAAACTATCCGAAGGACACTCGATTAAAGACCAGACGGCTTAGGGTATTGACAGAGTATCTAAATGATGATACAGATAAACTTGTTAAGAGGTTATATGATCTACAAAACACATACTTAGTTGGTACCTGGTACGGTGAAACGGACAATTTGCTTATGATGCACTTCATTGACCAATTTAACAGAATGTTACCAAAAAAGAAAGTCGGTGTATTTATAGCTGAGGCACCTTTTGCTGACGACCGGCACAACCTCAGATTATATGCTCACCAGATATATAATAAAACAAACCCGGCAAAAAAATCCCTATTTTTTGATGATCATAGTATAATTCCCGGAATACTTTCTGCGCTTTCTGACGACCAAGTCAGAAAGGACAAAGCACAAAAGCATCCTGTGATTGCAGCATTGGGATTTGCAGTATCGGGTTTAAATGAACCGTATCACGATATTTCAAAAGATAGAATGATACATGAAACTTTTATGAACAAACACACCGTAATAGGATTATGAAAATAATCTAAATATAGAGGAAGCGACCGACAAGAATCCTTTCGACGACACTGTTGATCTATGGATTAAGGGTAGCAAAGACAGTAAAATGTAGGAACCTACAAACAGGATAGTTGAAAAGGAGAGACAATAATGGGTAATTTAAATGTTGCAGATTATATAAATGAAGTAAACGACGGCAAAACACAGCGAGCGTTACAAGCCCTTTTTGAGACCATTATCTCTGAGATTGATTCAGATGAAACTGGTTGGGCCGATATAAGGGGCAATGACATTCACTTGAAAAGTATGGGGCCGGGTGCGCTGGGACCGACCGTGAAACTTGAACATGACTCAGTAAGCCCTGCGAATAGTGACGTAATCGCAAGGATAGCATGGTACAGTGATGATGATGGCGGCACAAGTACCAATATGGCCAAGATCGATGCTGTAATGGCTGATGTAGGCGCTGCCTCAGAGGACATATCCCTTGATTTCCACACAATCATCGCTTCATCTTTAACTAAGGTTCTTGGCATTGCCAATGGCCTTACCCTTCCGGCAGCTCACGCAAACGCAATTTCTATCACCGGTGCCAACACGACCGCTGCAATAAACATTTCCGCAGCGGAAGCAGTTGGAATCAGTATCAATACTTCAAGTCCCACAAGCGGTCTTTTGATTTCATCGGACTGTGAGACTGCTGCTATTAACCTTACTGGTGCAGAAGTGCTCGGAATTCTAATAGCTACCTCTACGCCTACAATTGGGCTCTCAATCACGTCAGCATGTGAAACTGCTGGTGTAAGTATTGCTGGTGACTGTGTGACGGGTGTTATAATCGGAGCTCAGACCACGGCTGGTATTACCATAGCCGCAACAACCAAAGGTATTGACATAACAGGAGCTTGCAGTGATACAGCTATCGAAATAAGCGGTACAGCTACGAATTTTGGTATAGACATTTCTGCAGCTCAAACAGCAGCAGGAATATCTGTCGCTGGAACCTGTGGTTCTGATGGAATAGTAATAAGCGGAGCATGTACGACAAGTGCTTTGCACATTTCAGGCGATCAGGCAGTAGCAATACTGGTAGATGTTGACGGAGCTCTTACAACAGGTATTTCCTTTGCAGTCGATACTGCAATTACAATGGGAACCGGAATTTCTATGGTTTGTACCGGAACCGGAACGATTACTACTGCAATTTCATTAACTTATACCAACAGCGCAACCACTGGCTTGTATATGGATGTTGCAGATGCGAAAGTTCTGACCGCTGGAATAAGGTTGGACGGCGCCGGAACATATACAGACGGTATTTTACTTGATGCAGATGTCTTTGTAGATGGTCTTCATATTAGCGGAACAGCTACTACGACAGCCATTAACATAAGCGGAGCGCAGTCAATAGGAATGACAATAGCCGCAACGTCTTTAGATGATGGCATCTTAATTTCAGGTACGACTCCGACAGACGGTATTCACATAAGTTCAGCCTGTTCCGGATATGCAATTAATATAACCGGAGACAATACAGGAAGGGCTCTCAGTATAGGAACTAAAGCAACTGCTGGAGCCTCTTTACCAATAAACTCTCTGGGGGGCTTTGAAATAGAACCAGGGAACAACTATCTATTTGGATTGTTTACGGCGGTAGAAGTAGATCAAACAAATCATTTAGACGAGTTGAGAAGTGCCTGGATAAGAACCAGAGTTAATGACGGCGCGCATATTGGTAATGTTGCTTCTACTCCATCTGGTTTTGGGGTATGCGGTGCAGAAATACAGCTTAAATTTTATGCTACCAGTGCTGCAACAAATACTCGTGGATGGCAGAACTCAGCAGTATGGGCTCAGTTAGAAACACAGGGTACAAGTACAGTTAGCTTTAATAATGGTACTCTTTCATCTGCTGTTTTAGCTAATGTAGGCTTAACAAATACTACAGTTATTGACAACGGGGCAATCGTGGCTGGCTTGGCTGTTAACTCAACCACTTCGGCTACCGGCGGTCATGTAACGACAACTGGAGATTTTCTTGGAATACATATCGGCAAATCGAGTTCAGCATTATCATGGGAAACAGCCATTATGATAGCTGATAGTTGTACTGCTACAGGTATTGATATTGGAATTTGTACCACAGGAATTAATGTTACCGGAGCTTGCACGACTGCAATTAATGTATCAGCAGTCCAGACAGCCAGCGCAGGAACTGAAATTGGATGTGTATTCCAGCACGGAGCTTATAGCACACCGTTGGTATATGGAACACAATCAGCAAACTTAGTATTGAAACAAACCTGCATAACCGCAGACACAGGGGCATACTATGTCTTTGGAGATATTCATAGAATAACTACAAGTGACGACAGCACAGGTTATATGAACTGTAGTTATGACTATCTATCTGTCGGTCACAACTTAGTAAATGGCTGGGCAACAAGAGGCAGGGTAGCTCTTACTGCTACTTGTCAAGTAGGTGAGATGGCTGGATTGCTTGGAACCTGTGAGGTGGCAGCAGCTGCTGCAATAACCGTAACTGGTGGAGCAGTTTTGGCAGCATGTATTCTCGATTTGGATATAAACGCAACCGCATCCGTGGCTCAGGAAGTAACCTGTCTGGAAGTTCGACCTCATATACGAGGGAATATTGTTGGCTCAAGTGCTGGTATCAGAATCAATGTGAACTGTAGCTCAACCAATTATCTTGACTTCGGTCTGGACATTAGGAGCATGAGCGCACAGCAGACCGCAGCGATTAGAATATTTGCGACACCAAATGCAGCTGCTTTGGCCTGTGGTATTCATATCGAGGGTGATGATACGACTAGTTCAACTATTACTAATGCAATTAGTCTTGTCGGAACAATAACCAACGTACTGCATTTCGACGAAACAAACGGCAGTCAGGCTGGGTGTACTGTTGGAACTTACAGCAGTGGCTATGACGAGACACCTATTGCGTGTTTCAAGGTCGATATGAACGGAACGGCTGGATATGTATATATCCACGAAACCATTATAGGCGTATCATAGGAGGCATTGTGGCTATAATATTAACAAAAAACAGTTCTATTGCTAAAACTTTGTATCGAGGCCATGGGAGCGTAGTAGTACCACCAGGTAAGACGCTGAGGATTGAAACAAGTCCAGAAGGCGTTGAGATTCTGGCGGTTGATGTTCCTGCTGATGAAGAATGGGTTGTTAACCTTAATATAAATGTTACTGCAAGAGAACCAAGCTAACTTAAAGTTAAATTAACCGTGGGGTAGGGTTTACTCTATCCAGCCCTATCCCCAAAAACAGGCCACCGACACAGGTGGCGACAGGAGAGCATTATGAAACTGAACGTATTGGACAGATTGTTACTTTTGAACATGTTACCGGCAGAGGGTTCGTACACTAATCTTAAACTTGTCAGGGAAGTGAGAGAAGGTCTTTCATTTACTGAAGAAGAGCACGGACATCTTAATTTCAAGACCGAGAACGAGCAGATTAAGTGGAATGATTTTATTACGACCAACAAAGCCACCGGCGAAAAGCTTGAGGGTGATCCTGAGTTTATTGTAAAAATGGTAGCCAAAAACCCTGATAACTTTGAAACCAAACAAGCAGTTGGTGAGAAAGAAATCAAAATTGGAGAGGTTGCAAAAGGTCTCATTGTTAAAGAGCTTAAAAAACTCGATAAGGAAGAGAAGCTTCAAGAGAATCATATGCCGTTGTATGGAAAATTCATAGAGGACGAAAAGGCTGTAAAAGAATAACCTAACGCCGCCGGCTTTCGGGTCAGCGGTGATAAGATATTGGAGATTAATTAATGGATGCTTTAAAATTAAGTCCGGGATCTTTAAAAATACCTTTACCTAAATCTGATATTTTAGAAATGGTTGTTTTTACATTACCAAAAGGTACTGATCGAAAGAAAGCGGTTTCATCTGTAATGGATAAAACTTATTCTCTATTTCAACCATATATGATTAATGACAGACCATTTATAGTGATCCATAGTCCGTGCGGTGAGGTTTTTGAAGTGCAGAACAAAGAGGACATGCCTCTTGAAGATGTTCCTTGCACCTGTGGCGATAAAAGTCATTTTTTTATAAAATATAAAGAGGAAGAAGATGAAGGCTGATTCATAAGGAGGTAGTATGGCATTACCAATTCAAGAATACATTAATAATGTTCCTGATCCGGTTACTCGGAGGAATCTTCAGTTAATATTTGAAGCCCTTGATACCGAAATAGACGCTCTAAGAACAATAGCAAATGAGTTGCGTACAGATCATGCTACTGTAATAACGGAGCTCACCGCCATTGGAACTACATTAGCAAGTGTAAAGTCAATCTATGACGCACATGTTCACGAATGTCCTGGCAGCTCTCATACGGCTTGCAGGTGTTCAACGCCTGATACAGGGGGTGCCGAAAATAGCTTGGCTGCAAGTGCAGCGTCGGCAATAACCGATACATCTGGCAGTTCTGTTCCATCAACACTTACAGCGCCAGCAGCAACCGAAAGTTTGTCTAATTAGGGGAAAACAATGGCTGAAAACGAAGCTCTTTCTTTTGAGGATATAGAGAAACTTGTAGAGAAAGAAGTAAAAGACGCTGAAGAATATAATAAGATTCGCGCCAAGAAACGTGAAACTGGATGGGATAGGTATTATGGCCGGAAGCTTGGTAATGAAGTAAAGGGTCGCTCTCAGTTCATTACCAGGGATATGATGGACACAATCGAATGGATGATGCCTTATTTTATTCGCACCTTTGCAGCCGGAGATCCTAAAGTTGAAATAGAAATCAAGGGTCAGGAATCATGGGTAGGCAAGGCCATGATGGATAAAATCCAGCTAGATCTTGGCGATAGTACGCCGAATCTATTTATGATATTTTATCAATGGTTTAAGGATGCTCTTGTTTCTGATACGGCCTTCACCAAACTCACATGGGACTTGGATATAGAAAACGTATCTGTTGAATTTGAAGAACTTGCCGCTGATTTAATGCAGCAACTTGTAAGTGATCCTGACGTAACCATTACGAATGTTGAATCAGGCGAAGGAGATCAAACAGGGCTGGTCTTTAAAAATATATCAGCTAAAGTTAAAAAAACAATCAAGGATTCGATCTATGCAGAGAACACTCCGCATTGGGAATTCTTAGTAAGTCCAAAAGCAAGAAGCATTAATGATGATCATGGAAAGGGTCATAAAACAGAAGTAACGGTTGATTATTTAAAAAGGATTAACCGGGCCAATAGAAAAGAGAAGTCAAAGCAATACTTTAAAAATTTAGACAGGCTTGAATCAGAAGAAGGTAAATCAAAGGTAGATATAAGCGACAGTGAAAAAACAAATTATATGGGTGATGATAAGCCTATCACCGTTGACAGCAGCACAGAAAAAGGAGCCAAGTCTTCAGTTACTTTTGTCGAGTGGTACACAAGGATTGACACAGATGGAGACGGCTATCTTGAAGATATAATTTGTTTTATGGGCAACGGATTTCTTTTAAGATGGGAAGAAAACAAAGATGAATTCATACCTTTTTCTGCCCTTTCTCCAATAATCGATTGCTATAAGTTTTATGGCATATCTTATGCAGACCTTCTTGTTGAAATCCAAAACCTTAAAACTATGTTATTCAGGCGAATACTTGATAACTTCGATTTTCAGAATACAGGTAGATGGTTAAAAGACCCGAATAGCGCTATTGATACATTTGCTCTTTTAAACAACTCTCCTGGAAGTGTAATAACTGGAAAGGTGGACGGATTGAAGGATATTACGCCAAAACCATTTGACGCTTCAAGCCTTGGTATTCTGGAATATGTTGATACTGTTAAAGAAAATCGAACAGGTGTGACAAAATATAATCAGGGCCAAGACTCAAGATCGCTCAATAAAACTGCCCGGGGGATTATACAAATCCAGAACGCAGCTATGCAAAGACTTGAATTAATTGGCCGGATTTTTGCTGAGGTTGGTTTGAAGGACTTTTACCGTAAGTGTGTATTATTGTATCAAAAATATTTACGGGAACCATTTTCTGCTAAAGTTCTCGGTCAAGAACAGGAAATTACTCCTGAAATGATACAGGGACGGGTAATCACAAGAGTAAATATGGGTGTAGCTGCCTCAGTTGGCGCAGAAGAGGCCGAAAAGATAGAACACATGCTTGGGGTTCTATTTAAGTTAAACGAGTTCTTTCCGGGCTTATTAACGCCGGAAAAGATACACAACCTGACTAAGCGGTATATTACATCATTGGGCTTTAAATCTGCAGATGATTTTATCGCTGATGCCCAAAGCTACCTGCAGGAAGCACAGCAAAAAGAGGAACAGCAATCCGAAATGCAGCGAATGATGATGGAGTTACAGCAAAAATTTAAAGAAATGGAACTTCAAATAAAAGCTAAAGATGTTGATATTAAGGGTCAAAAGGTTCAGTCGGACACAGCTATTAAAGCAGCAGAGTTGGAACAGGATAAAGAAATTTCGCTTGCTGAGATCGCACAGGATGAAAAAGATAGTTTGAGAGATCATAAAATCGGATTATTAAACGCGCTGATTGATAAGCAGAAACCTCAACAGCAACCAGGAGCGAGACAATAATGCCAACAACAGAAGAATTAGCAGCGGAAGAAAAAGATCGCAAAGCTCGTCTTGCTCAGGAAGCAAAAAGAATTTTAGACGAACCAATGATTAAAAGTTTCTTTAAAGATCAAGCGGCTATGTGTCACGAAGCTTTTATGTCTCTTCCTATGGGTTCAAAGCTTGAGGAATATCAAACAGTCCACCATGATCTTTTGGCAGTTAAGCGACTCGAGGCAAAGTTGGAATTATATATAAAAGAGTACCAGTTGTTTGAATTATATGATTCGCAAAAAGAGGTACCGGAAATATAAAAATGAAAGCAACTGAAGCGATATTGACTCAAAAGGAACTTGAAACTATTTTGAAAAGAAATGATATTCATTATAAGGTTCAATATGTAAGAAATCCTAAACTTAAATTTATCAATATGGAGGTATCTATAAAGATTACTAAGGATTAAAACAACATAACCATAAAAGCACCTATTTAGGGCTATTGGATTTGAAACACAAGGTTTCTTATTTGATAGCCCTTTTTATTTGGCGAAAGCCGACAAATACGGCAGCGACAATGGCTGCACAACTAAAAACTTAAACTTAAAAGAAAGGAATAAAACCATGGAAGATCAAAAAATGTTTCTTGTGATGGGTACAGGAGCAGATATGTACCTACGAACAGGCTGGTGTCCGGCGAAAGTCGTAGTCCAGGGTTCAGTTGATGGCGCTGAAGATGCGTCAATTTGGACACTTGATATGCCTGCTGGAGGAGGTCTTCAGGAGGATATTGGTGATGGGATAAAAGACTACGAGGCTGCGCACGGAATTACTCTTGTGAAGTTTACAGGAGATTCAGATACTTTACCTACTGCTGCGCCAAGTGCCGTAGAGCCCGGACGTTTCATGGAAGCGAATGGGATTTTGGTTCCTGCAGCATCTACCACCGATGCTAAGTTGGCAACGGTTCATTGCCACAGGGCAAACATACCTTTTATCAGGGCAGTCCATGATGGAACAACCAACTCGCATCTTTATTTCGAGGATAGTTCTATCGACTTTCTTGGAGCTGGTATTTCGCCGAATGGTAAATTCATTCTTATTAACGCAACTAATGACAACATGGCTTATGTCGGCAAGATTACAAAGCCAGAAGGCAAAACCAATTATTGCCGAATTTACACATATGAAGATGAAGCATTGAGTGTGGCAACAGCCGCAGCGGATTTTGTTACAAGCGACGTAATTTACATTATACCGCGCGCTTATGCTCAGTATCCTCATATTACGGCAATGACTTAATTTTTAATATTTAACATACAGCGACAATAGGCTGTAAGGAGGACGACATGTCTGAGGAAAACAAAATAAAAGAGACACCACCGGAAGAAACTCCGCCAGAGGAAACTCCGCCGGAAGAAACACCACCGGAGGAAACACCGCCGGAAGAGACTCCACCGGAAGAGACTCCACCAGAGGAAACACCCCCGGAAGAGACTCCACCGGAAGAGACTCCACCGGCTGAAATTCCAAAATTTGAGTTAAAAAAGATAGAACCAGAAATTCCCGAAGGAGAGGAAGAAACCTTTGAAATCATTCATAATGGTCAGCCTTACAAATTTACTAAAGAGAAGCTTATAGCTCTTGCTCAGAAAGGTTTTGACTATGACGTTAAGGTCGGTCCGCACGGAAAACTTGTTCAAATGGTGGATGCAGATCCCGAACTGGCCACAACGATAAATGATTATTGGCAGAGGAAAATAGCCGGGGAACCCGTTAAACAAGAGTTCAAAATCAAGCCTATTACTGACTATGAGGATGAATCTGAATGGCTGCAGGCTAATTTAAACGATGCTTTTGCAGCCTTCAAGCCTAAAGCTGAGCCTGTTGTTCCTGATAAATCCGCAAATCCAGTAGCAGATGCTTTAACAATGCGCGACCCGGAATATGCGCCAATGGTTCTATCTAAAATTGGGAACTACGCAGGACAGCTAACCGTGGCTGATTTTCAGACAATCAATTCAGACATGGGTGCTCTTTGTCAGTTTTACGATTATGTAAAAAAAGCTGAACTTGGAAAAAGAGCCACATCATCGACAAGAAAAGCAACAGTCCCTGGCTTTAAGGTCAAATCTGGTGGTGGCGATGCTCCAAATCTAAGCTCAACTCCTGTATGGAATTTATCAAAAGAAGCATTCCAAAAGCAGTTGGATAAGATTAAAGGAATCGGGTAAAACCGAGAAAGGATATAAAAAATGGCACTGTTAACTGGCACAAGTGATGTTGCTGTAAACTTACAGGGACATTATGATAGAAACTTATTGGAACGGGCTTTACCCGCTCTAATTTATTCGAGATTTGCCCAGGTGCGTCCGCTCCCAAAGAACGCCGGCACTCGAATAAATTTTAGAAGGTACGGTTCACTTGCAGTTAATACAACTCCGCTTTCTGAGGGAGTAACCCCTTCTGGCAAAAAGCTGACCACAACCGATATCTACGCATTGGTTAAACAATATGGAGATTTTATCACGATCTCTGATTGGGTATCAATGACAGGCCTCGATCCTATACTGATTGAGGGTGGTGAAGTTCTTGCAGAGCAGATGGGACTTTCCGTTGACACTCTTGACAGGGACGTCTTTATAGCTGGCACAAATGTAAGATATGCCAATGACGTTGATGGATTTAAAATCAGCAGTCAGAACCCTTGAGGGCGGAAACGCTAAGAAAATCAGAAGCATGGTCGTGGCCGGGCCTAAAATTGCGACCCGCCCGATAGCTCCAGCTTATTATGGCATTACCCATACAAGTTGTAGGCAAGACTATGAAGCGCTTTCCGGCTTTACAAAAGTTGAGGAATACGCAAGTCAGAAGAGCGTCATGGAAGAGGAAATCGGCTCCTGGGGCAATTTAAGAATTCTTACCACTACAAATGCAAAAGTAGTTCTTGCTGGTGGAGTTGCAAAAGGGACGACAGGCCTTGTAACTGCGAATGACACAAACATCGATGTTTATACTACATTGATATTTGCTGCGAATGCAGTCGGAACCGTACCGCTTCAAAAGGGTAGCGTTAAGAACATCATCAAGAAAATGGGAAGCGCAGGTACAGAAGATCCCTTAGACCAGAGATCAACTTCCGGCTGGAAGGTAGCTCAAACGGCGAAGATTCTTAATGATGATCTTTTAGTGCGAATTGAGCACGGGGCAACTGACGTATAATAAGTCAATGCTTTAATTATAAGGCGAGATTGGGGAGGGACGATCTCTCTCCCCAATTTGTTGAGGACAAAGACTCGACGACAAAGGAGAAAAATAATGAAAAACATTACTAAAAAAGATGGAACTGTATTTGGCAATCGTGGTTCTGCAGCAGCAGCATTAAAGATAAAAGGATTAACGGACACCTATGAAGTTATTGTAAAAGGCAAGGGTTTTATTGGGGTGCCTAAAGCAAAAGGAACAGCTCCAAAAAAACAAAAGCTTATCAAATGCCGTGTTTATAGATCAAATGTTGATCCTGATAATAGGGATACGCCCATTTCGGTCACGCACAATTCTATTTCAAATAGAAAGACTTTTTGGCCTGGCCAAGAAGTTGACCTGACTCAAGGGCATATTAACATATTAAAGGATTCTGTTGAGGAAAGTAGGATTAATATTCCTCCGGAGTCAGGAATATATGCCTCGAAAGATCCCGTTGCAGTTGCTAAGAACTTTTATCCAAACATGCAAGCCGAAGTTAATCAGGCAGACAATTCAATTACAATGGTTTCACGAATACCGAACTATATTGTAGAATTGGCTGAATAAAGGCAATATATGGGGACTTTAGCAACGCAGGCAGATACGGCTG